GAAGACCTGACACGATGGACACGCAACCGCCTCGACACGATCGTCCACGCCCTGCACGCCGACAGGCTCGCCAGACTACGCCAGCAGCCGGTGGTCAGCCTGCAGGAGTACCGAGAGGCGAAAGAGGCACGCGGTAATGGCTAGGCCGACGATCAAGACGCCCGAGCTCATCGAGCAGATCTGCCTCCTGGTGGCCCAAGGCCGGTCGATCAAGTCGATCGGCGAAGAGGAAGGCATGCCAGACGCGAAGTCGATCTGGACGTGGCTTAATCGCGATGAGGAGTTCCTCCTCATCTACACGCGCGCGATACAAGCGCGGGCGATCATCCATGCCGAGCGGATCGACGAGCTCGCGGAGATGGCGACCAGGGGCGAAATCCCCGCAGACGTGGCGCGCGTGGCCATCGACGCGAAGAAATGGACCGCCTCGAGGCTGCTGCCGAAGATCTACGGCGACCGGACGCAGGTCGAAGCCACGGTCACGCACACGCACACGCTGCACCTGGAGGCGCTGAAGGCGCTCGCGGGTAAGGGTTCCGGGTACATAGAGGGGCAAGCCACTGAAATCCCTTCGGTTCCTACCTTTGGTGGTGAAAGGTCGGGCGGGTCCGATCGCGCGCTCGAGGGGGCGGAGGGGGCCGGCCAGGCGACCGATCGGCCAGACCCCCCCGGCACCCCCGACCGACCGGGGGCGCCCGCGTGCGCGCCACCCGCGCCGCCTACGCACACCGCGCCGGAGGTACTCCCCCCCACCCCCCTCCCTTCGCGCCGCCGGGGCCGCCCGGCGAAAAATAAAAAGGACGTCACGGAATGAGCGACGCGGCGTCGGACAAGGGGACGTTTGTTTCGTTCATCACGCGGTATCGGGACGACCCGGTGGGCTTTGTGCGGAACGTGCTGGGGGCGAAGCCCTTGCCGTGGCAGGAGGAGTTCATGCGCGCCGTCGCGAGGGGCGAGCGGCGGATCTCGGTGCGTGCCGGGCACGGGGTGGGGAAGTCGACGGTGTGCAGCTGGGTGCTGATTTGGCATGCCTGCACGCGGTATCCCCAGAAGTCGGTGGTGACGGCGCCCACGGCGGCGCAGCTGTTTGATGCGCTGTATGCGGAGTTGAAGACCTGGGTGAACAAGCTGCCGCCCGTGCTGCGGGAGAGTTTCGAGGTGTTCTCGGACCGGATTGCGCTGAAGGGCGCGCCGGAGAGCAGCTTCATTTCCGTCCGCACCAGCAGCAGCGAGCGGCCCGAGGCGCTGGCGGGGGTGCATAGCGAGAACGTGCTGCTGGTGGTGGACGAGGCGTCGGCGGTGCCGGAGGCGGTGTTTGAGGCGGCGGCGGGTTCGATGTCGGGCCACAGCGCGAGCACGATCCTGATCAGCAACCCGACGCGGAACTCTGGGCTGTTTTACAAGACGCACCACGACTTGGCGGCGGACTGGTTTCGCATGCACGTTTCGTGCGCGAACAACCCTTTGGTGTCGTCTGATTTCGTGCGTCAGATCGCGGCGACGTATGGCGAGACGTCGAACGCGTACCGGATCCGGGTGTTGGGTGAGTTCGCGCTGGCGGACGACGACACGCTGATTCCGGCGGAGTTGGTGGACCAGGCGTTGGAGCGGGACATCACGGTGGGGGTGACGGAGCCGATGGTGTACGGCTTGGACGTGGCGCGGTTTGGCACGGACCGGACGGCGCTGTGCAAGCGGAAGGGGAATGTGGTGTTGGAGATCCGGGCCTGGGGCGGCTTGGATCTGATGCAGACGGTGGGCGCGGTGGTGAACGAGGCGAAGAAGGACGCGCCGGAGGAGATTTGCGTGGACACGATCGGGTTAGGGTCGGGTGTTGCCGATCGGTTGCGGGAGCAGGGCTACAACGTGCGGGACGTGAACGTGGCGGAGTCGTCGGCCATGAACCCGAATGCGCATCGGCTGCGGGACGAGTTGTGGCTGTCGGTGAAGGACTGGCTGGCGACGCGTGCGGTGAAGCTGCCGAAGGACGAGACGCTGCGGCATGAGTTGGTCGCGCCGCGGTATTCGTTCACGTCGACGGGCAAGGTGGTGGTGGAGAGCAAGGACGGGCTGAAGAAGCGGGGGATGCGGTCGCCTGACTTGGCAGACGCGTTGTGCCTGACGTTTGCGGGCCAGGCGGCGCTGGTGGGTGGTCGCGGGTCGGCTTGGGTGGCGGGCAAGCCGCTGCGCCGGAGCATTCGGGGTGTGGTTTAATGGTTGCGTCTGTGCCGCAAGGCTCTTAGGTTTTGGCTGATTTTCCGAGGGTGGGCGCTGTGGACTATTTCCGTGTTCTCGCGCAGGTGCTGCAGGAGCAGGGTCGTGGTGGCGACACTGTGCTGGCGCATATCACGCCGGAGGAGGCGCGTCTTTTGAAGCGCCGTGGTGGTGCGGGGACGCGGAACCCGGTCACGGGGCTGCTGGAGTTTTATGACGGCGACTCTGGTCAGGGTGGCGACCCGAGCGGCGACAGCGGCGGCGACAGCGGCGGCGGTGGTGGCGGCGGGAATGAGAGCGGCTGGGGTGGCGGCGACTGGGGCTCAAATGTCGACTTTGGTGGGCCCATGGGTGGCCCTTCCATTGACACCAGCCAAGTCGATGCCGCGATTGCGGCGGGCTATGGGCCCGAGAGCCCGAATTACGGTTATTCCATCGACACCACGGCTTTGAGCGACGCGATTGCGGCGGGCTTGGGGCCTGAGAGCCCCGGCTGGAGTGTGCCGGAGGGTTTTGATCCGTCCAACCCCAGCGATGCGATTGCGTTGGGTTACGGCCCCGAGTCGCCTGGCTGGGGTTCCCCTGGCGGCTACAACAACGACGGCGGCAACGACGGCGGCTACAACAATGCCCCTGGCAACGACAGCGGCGGTGGCGGTGGTGGCGATAGCGGCGGTGGTGGCGATAGCGGCGGTGGTGGTGGTGGTGGTGGTGGCGGCGGTGGTGGTGGCGGCGGTGACGGTGGAAGCACTCCGGCGCCCCCGCGGCCTTTGGTTTCGCGCGAGTTTTTGGACATGCTTGAGCGGAACCGGAACCTGCCTGTTCCGCAGGTAAGCGCCTGGTCGAACTACGCGCTGCGGAATGTGGCGCCCGCCGCGCCGCTGCTGACGGGGGAGTACGTCCCGATCGCCGCGCGTGGGCCTGTCGTGCCGCAGCTGTTTCCTGGGCTGCTGGGTGGCGGTGCGAATCCGTATGGGCCGCCGCCTGCGCCTATGGCGATGCCGCCGATGGCCTCGCGTCCTTCGGATGCGTTCGTGCCCCTGCCGGTGTTTGAGGACTACCTGCGGCGCTTCCGGGGTTCCCTGTGAAGACGCCCGCCTGGCAGCGCAAAGAGGGCAAGAACCCGAAGGGCGGCTTGAATGCCAAGGGCCGGGCGTCTGCGCGCGCCGAGGGCATGGATCTGAAGGCGCCTGTGAAGTCTGGCGACAACCCGCGGCGGGCTTCTTTCTTGGCGCGGATGGGGGCTATGCCGGGGCCTGAGTACAAGGATGGCGAGCCGACGCGGCTGCTGCTGTCTTTGCGGGCCTGGGGCGCCTCGAGCAAGGCGGACGCGAAGGCGAAGGCGCGTGCCATTTCGGCGCGCAACAAGGGGGAGGCCTGATGAAGAAGCCCGTCTGGAAGACCCCCGATCCGACGAAGGGCGATCGGAAGTTGACCCCGGCGCGCAAGGCGGCGGCGAAGCGGATGGCTGAGAAGGCCGGGCGGCCTTACCCGAACGCCGTCGACAACATGCGTGCGTCGCGGAAGGCGAAGTCATGATGGACGAGTACGAAGACGGCGAAGCGTGTCCCGCGGCGACGGGCGACCTGACGCTGAACTTGCGCAATCGCGGTCGCGCGATCGACAAGGCGGACTATGGTCCGATGAACCCTGCCGAGCCGAATGACCAGTACTGGCGGCGCATGGCGGCGCGCTGGGACGTGCCGGCGGCGGAGGCGAAGACGATGCGCTGCGGCAACTGCGGCGCCTTTAACCAGACGTCTCGCATGCTTGAGTGCATCGAGAACGGGATGTCGGAGGACGCAGGCGAGGACGCGATGGAGGTCGTCGAGGCGGGCGACCTGGGCTTCTGCGAAATCTTCGACTTCAAGTGCGCGGCGGCGCGGACGTGCTCCGCGTGGATTACCGGCGGCCCGATTAAGGACGAGGGGGCTGACGAGGAAGGCGACGAGAGCGAGTACGGCGAGGATGAGGAAGGCTCCTACGAGGACATGAGCGCCGAGGAGGAGGAGTAGGGGCATGGCCGGCTTGTTTGGGATAGAGAGCGCAGCCGAGCGCGAGGCGCGCCTCCGGACTGCGCGGGCCTCTGCGCCTGGCGTCAGTGGCTTTCTGGGCCGCGCCGGTCAGGCGGTGGGCGACGCCTACCAGTATTTCATGGACTCGCCGGGGCGCATTCGGCAGCAGACGTATGACTACGCCGTGAGCCGGGGCATGTCGCCGGAGATGGCGGCGGCGTCTGCTGACCGCGTGGCGGGGCGCGCGGGCTTGATGACGGGCGCGATTGACTTTCTGGTGCCGCAGACGCCCGCCGACGTGGCGCTGATGGCGGCGGGGCCTTTGGGGCGCATTGCGCCTGCGGCTGGCCGCGCGGCGCTGGCGGCGGGCGGTGGTCTTCTGGCCATGGAGCCGGGCGAGGCCGAGGCGGGCCGCGGTGATGCGGTGGCGCGCGG